AGCCGAACAAGCCGAACAAGCCGAACAAGCCGAACAAGCCGAACAAGCCGAACAAGCCGAACAAGCAGACAACACTTCAACTGAAGGTAATGCGCCATCTTCTGAACAAGGCAATTAGAAATTTTTATTATTAATTAATAATAATAAAAATTAAGATAATTTGACTTTTGCAAAATTGATTAAGTAACATGAAACTATCATTAAAGAAAATAAAATGACATCATTTAAATAAATCAAATTATATAAGTAATTTAACAGGTATATATTATTTTCATATCCTGAAACACTTATTATATTTGTAAAAAAAATTATACATATAAGAATTTCTATATTACGATTTTTTATAATACATTTGTGACGCAAATTCATGATACGATTTTCATAATATGCAATTTTATTACGATGATTTTTTTCACAGATTTCAAATTCTTCAATGCAATCATTTAATTCTTGTTTTTGTTCATCTATAATTTCTTTATTTTCTTGTCGATTTTTTTTCATAAATAATATCTCTTTATTTAATATTTTTATATATTCTTTTGAACGAGGTAAATATAATTGGATCCAAGTATTATATTTATTACATATTTGGTTTTTATTATCTAATTTTAATATATCTGGAATCTCTTGAAACATTTCTTCTAATAAACTAGATAATTCTATCATTTTGTTTTGTTTATCTTCTTCTTTTTTCTTATTCAATGCAATAATTCCGCCTAAATTAATCAACTCTTTTTCAGTTAATTGTTTACTTTTATTATCTAAATCACTCATTTATTTTATGATTTTATAAAAATTGAAATTTATACTTTCATTTTTGTTATAATACAAATGAAAGTATTAGCTATAGGTGATCCTCATTTTAAGACTTCGAATATAAAAGAGGTTGATATGTTTCTTGAACGTATAGAGTCTCTTTGTATTCAAGAGACTCCTGATTTAATTGTAATTTTAGGAGATTTACTACACGAACACGAAAGACTTCATACTACGCCTCTTAATAAAGCATATCACTTTGTAAAGCAAATGAGTAAAATTACATTAACATATGTAATTGTAGGGAATCATGATTTAATAAATAATCAACAATTTCTAACTGAAAATCATTGGATGAATGCTATGAAAGAATGGCCTAATGTAATTGTAGTAGATGATGTTGTAGATCATAATAATGAATTTCTCTTATGTCCTTATGTACCTCCTGGTAGGTTTATAGAAGCGATATCTAAGTTTGAAAATTGGAGAGAATATAAAACAATTTTTTGTCATCAAGAATTTTACGGATGTAAAATGGGAGCAATCATATCATCAGATGGAGATAAATGGGATAAAAAATACCCAGATATTATTTCAGGTCATATTCATTCAAATCAAACACTTGATAATGTGTATTATCCTGGTAGTAGCATGCAACATGCATTTGGAGAGAGTGAAAAAAATGTAATACCAGTATTTACATGGAATGAAAGTAATCATTATGAATTAAAAGAGATAGATTTAGATTTACCACGGAAAAAAATTGTTTACAAAGATGTTGATGATTTAGATAGTTTAGAAATAAAACCTACAATAGATAAAGTCAAAATTTCATTACATGGTAATTATGAACAGTTTAAAGTTTTTAAAAAGAGCAAGAAATATAAAGATCTTATAGATAAAGGAATAGTTATTGTATATAAATATGATAAGAAGAAGATAAATAATGAAAGTTATAAAGACTGTGATTTTATGGACGTTTTAAATGACATAGTTGAAAAAGAAAAAAATGCGTATTTAATATCTGATTATAATTATGTTATTCATAATAAACAAAAAAACGAAGAAATTTTATTAATATAATATTTTCGTATATTATATAAAATGGCTGCGAACGTAACAGATATTCGAAATTTAATTGATTTAGATTTATTTGATCAGTCTAAACAAACAGTAGAAAATTTTCAAACTCAACAACAACAGCATTATTATAGAAGTCCAATGCAACAACCTCCTCAAACAACTACAATAGAACATTATGAAGATGAAGATGAAGATGAAGATAATTCTGGAAATAAGCATGGATGTCATTGTGATGGGATGTGCTGTAAACAAATATCTCATCATGTAAATGATTGTGATATTTGCAAACAGATATATAGTAATGATAAAACTGTTTACATTGTAATCATTGCAATTTTATTAGTAATCATTGCATTACTATCAAAAAAAGCATTTAAATTATAAGTAGTACTAAAAAATTGATTTTTTTAATACTAAAACTAAGAAAATTTATGAATTCAAAAGTAGAGCCTATAAAAGAATGTCAAATATGTTTTGAATTATATGCTGAAAAAAATATTTCTGAATTGAAATGCTGGGCTGAAAATAAAGAAGATCATATAATATGTAAGTTTTGTTTTCAAACAGAAAGTAATATTCGCAAAAAAAAAGGTGTACAATATCCAAATGAATGTATTTTATGCAAACCTTATCAAGAAAAAATAGAACAAATTATTATCAATCCTTCACCTAATATTACAATTACAATAGAAAATACAAGATCTTCTAATAATTCAGAAACATATTTACAACATTGGATAAGAATGATTCAAACAGCTATAGTTTTAGCATTGTTATATATTGGGTTTTGTCTAAACTGGCATCTATTTCTAACTATAAATCATTTACTTCAAAAAGGGGATTTATTTGACGAAAGTATTAGCTGGCATCCTTTTAACGTATTTTATGCTATATGCGTAGATTGGATAATAGTTTTGATTATATTTGGGATAGGTAGCGAATGTGATAAACATCGTTATAATTATTATTAAAAATATGAACGTTAATTTAATATAATTTTCATATTAAATTAAAATTTTATTCATAATCTCTTACTTCAATTCCTACTGGAAAGCGCGGTAAAGAATCTATCTCTTCTATTCCAGTATTTTGATATCTAACTGTAAGCATTTTACCAAAATATTTTTCTTTCTCTTGAAACATTTGGCGACGTTTTTCAATCTCACCTCTGGGTCTTACATCAAATCTATCTCCATTTTCATTTTCACATGTAAATACAATTGCTCCTTCTTCAGTTCCTGTACCTTTTTTAGCATCTACAATCTTAAATTCGCTATCTTCAAAATTTTTATATTTCAATAGATCATTACTTCTATGTTTTAGTTTGTATTTCCCATTTAGATTTCTACACATTACTCCTTCATATCCTTTTTCAACGAATTTATCATGGTACGATTTAACTTCTTTATCTGTTGATACTTGTTCATAATATACAAATTTTAAAAGTTTCTTTTTTTTATTAAATTTTTTGTCATACACATTTTGAATCTTCTTCAATTCTTTCATTCGATCTTCATATGATTTATTTTCATCAACGATATCGAATATCCACATTTCAATCATTGAGTCATATTTTGAAGGAGTTTTCTTAGCACGTGTAGTTCCAGAAATAGCATTAAAAGGAATTGTATGTGAATATAGTTCTCCGTCAAGAATTATATCATTACTTATAACTTTATTGAGATGTTCTCTTAACTTATTCATAAATATAAATTCTTTTCCAAGACGAGATGTTAATACAAGATTTTCATCTTGAAATCTTGCGATAACTCTTACACCATCAAGTTTTGGACTTACACCAAATGGTTTATTAAGATATTTTTTACGCTGTTCGTATTTATTAGCAAGCATTGGAAGAATATTTTCACTTTGCGAACTATCATTTTCTAAATTTTCAGAAAATGGTTTATAATTTTGATCTTGTTTTTTAAGCCACATACTATAAGCTTCAAATAAGGCCTGTTGATTATCTGTAGTCTCATTTTTTTTACCTATATTTTTTCCAAAGCATTCAATTTCTGGGAAAATACGAACTTTTCCATCACTTCCAGTTCTCATTTGCCTAAATATTTTATTATTTTTTACATATATTCTCCAAAAAACATTATTACCATGTTTATTAGTAGTAGATAATACAGGTAATATAAAATCTCCATGTACCTCACCTTTTTCCCAAATATCATTATTTTTTTGAAATACCATTTCTCTTCCATTAATATTGAATATTGTGTCTGTCATTTTTTATTTTTTATTTTTTACTTGAATTATAAATCATTTTTATAATTAAATTTAAAGTAAAAGTTTATAATTTTAAAATGCCTAAGCAACAATTTAAAATTATCAAAATTCCAAATAGAACTAATTTTCAAGACATTCAAAAAAGATTTCCAAATAATCCAAGACTTTACTTAGAATTAATTGAAAATAAAGATAAAGTTAAACAACATCTTGTAAATCAAGAATATAAACCACGTGAAAGTAATATTGAAATGGTTAATAATGATGATCAAATTTCAGTAAGTGACTATGAAAGACATTCACGTGATGATAATCCAGAAGAGTATGAAATTAAAGAACGTAATGAGTTAGAAAATTATGAAAGGCAAGAAAATGATATCGAAGATAACGATTATGAAAGATCTTCTCGTAATGAAGATGATAGAGGTTATGAAAGATCTTCAAGAGATAGAAATAATACAAATTATCAAAAATCTTCTAATGATGATTTATTGGACTTAGATAATAATAATTTTAGTAGAAGAAGCAGAGATAGAGATGACGAGAGGGATAGAGATGACGAGAGGTATAGAGATGACGAGAGGGATAGATATAGAGATGATGAGAGGGATAGATATAGAGATGATGAGAGGGATAGAGATGATGAGAGAGATTATGAAAGATCTTCAAGAGAAAGATACAGAGATGATGATAGAGATAGAGATGATGATAGAGACAGCAGATACAGAGATGATGATAGAGACAAATACAGAGATGATGATAGAGACAGCAGATACAGAGATCGTAGTACAAGTTCTAATGGAGATAAACCAGCAGGTAGCAAATTATCTGAAAGATTAAAAGATTTATTAGAAGATGATAATTATTCTACAATATCAAGTAATAATCAATCTCGTAATAGAAATAATAATAATAGCCAAGAACCTCCATCTTTAGCAGAATTAGAAAGAGGTGGACAATATCAATCTAAAAAATATTTACCTGATGCAAATAAAATAGCTGTAAACGAAGAAGAAGAAGATGATTTAAAAAGAGAATTATTATTTAAATTTGATCTTTTAAGAAAATCGTACAAAAATGGAGATAACATACCTGAATTTACAATACATTCTGATTATAGAAACATGGCAAAAGCTTACGATTCAACTGTAAAAAGATTATCTGTAGATTCTAATGTAGAATCATATAAAAATTATTTAATTGGAGGTTTTATGATATTTGAATTTATATTGGGAAATCTTTTAAAATTTGATATGAAAGGTTTTACTCAACAACAAATTATTAATATGTCATCTTATGAAAAACTATTAATTGAACTTGGAGAAAAATCATATGTACCTGAAGATTCTAAATGGCCTGTCGAATTAAGACTTTTATTTTTAGTTGTAATTAATGCAGCAATGTTTATTGGTGGTAAAATGATTATGAAAAAGACAGGTAGTAATTTAATGGGTATGATGAATAAAATGCAAGGACCTCCTCCCAAAAAGACTAAAATGAAAGGCCCTGATTTAGATGTTGATGATATACCTGATTTTTAAAAAATGATTTTTTGATTATAAAATAATATTATTTTATAATGAACATTCAGATAGCTTCAGATTTTCATATCGAATGCTTTGATAAGTTTAATATATCAAATTTTTTAATTCCATCTGCTAATATTTTAGTATTATGCGGAGATGTTGGATCTCTTTATAAGTTTAATCAATTAATTGATTTTTTTAAAGAAATATCTCCGTTATACAAAAAAATTATATATATTCCTGGTAATCATGAATTTTATACATTAAAAGATATTCCTGGTGTTAGTTTTGGATTATTAATGAAAAGACTTTATTCACTTGAGAAAATTATTTCTAATTTAATTATACTTAATCGGAAAGCTATAGTAATAAAAGATTATTGTTTTATCGGGTGTATTCTATGGTCTCATTGTACTGATGAGCAAACATTTCCAAGATACCGTGTCAAAATACATGGTTTTAATAAAACTAAGTATAATAAATATAATAAAGAAGATATAGAATATATAGAAAGTATTGTAAAGTATTGTAAATTTAAAAATTTAAAACCAGTTATTATAACACATTATCCACCTACAAAAAAACTACTAAACGATAGATATAAAGATGATAACTTTCAATATTTATATGCTAACGATTTAGATCATCTTCTTAATAAAGAAGATGTACATACATGGATCTGCGGTCATGTCCATTGGTGTTTTGATAAATACTCTGAAGAGGGTACTCGATTGATAGGTAATCAGAAAGGTAAAGAAAAAGATAAAATACAAAATTATTCTAATAAATTTGTAATAAATTTGTAATTATTTTTTTTATAAATATATAAAAAAAATATATTATAATAAAAAATGGATAGTTATCATTATAATTTTGAACAACAAAAATTAGAATGGTTGCAAACTTTAAGTAAAAATGATTTGCAATCTTTATGTTCTGCGTTACAAATTCAAGGATGTTACGCAAAATCTATTAATCAAAAAGGAGTTAAAGCAGCTGAAGCAAAAAAATTATTAGTTAAAATTATTTCATTAAAAATTGATGAAGCAATAGAAAAAGGTGCTATTAAAAATAGTGAAATAAGACAAAAAATCGAGAATTCAAAAATGTCTAATAAAACAAAAAAACAACAAGGTGTTGAATTATGGGAAAATGATACGAAACCAAGACCAGCACCAAGACCAGCGCCAAGACCAGCACCAATCTCAAGTTCGAGTTCAAGTTCAAGTTCGAGTTCAAGTTCGAGTTCAAGTTCGAGTTCAAGTTCGAGTTCGAGTTCAAGTTCGAGTTCGAGTTCGAGTTCAAGTTCGAGTTCAAGTTCGAGTTCGAGTTCAAGACCATCTGTATCCGTAGATAGAGCTAGCGGAGTTGTTAAAGTTATGAATAATGTTAATAAGTTAAAAATAGAATGGTTAAGAAGTTTAGCATTCAAGAACTTACAAAAATTTTGCACACCTTTAAATGTATTAGGTTGTACAAGCAAAAACGGAATACGCTTAAAAGCTTCAGATAAAAATGTTATTATTAATAAATTAAGACCACTTTTAGCTGATTCAAATAATGATAGAATGTTTATTATGGTTATTAAAACGATTCCGCAAAAAAGTAAAAGAGAAGAAGGACTTAGATTATGGAGTACTAATAATAATGTTGATAAATCGTCTTCTGACTCATCGTCAGAAGACGATTTATTGTCTGAAATGGATGAATTAGTTAAAAAAATGGAAAGTTCTCCTGAAAAAGTTACTTTATCAAAGGAAGAAGAAAAATCTTTAGAAAAATTAAATAAACAGGCCAATAATTTAGTACAGATAAGAGAAGTTGTATTACAAATGATTGAAGAAGGAAAACAAAGAGTATTAAGACAAAAAAATGTTGAAAAAACAAAAGAAAAATTAGATAAAGAAATGAAATCTTATAATGAAAGTAAAAAAGAATTGATTGAAACTGTCAAACAGATAAAACCAACACCTGCAATTATAAGTGAATTATCACGATCTTTATCATCATCTTCAGAAATATCTTCACAAAAATCTGCTTTTGATGAAATTACAGTTCAAGTTGTAGGTGATTTGAAAAAAAGACTTAATTCATCTTCTATTTCATCTGATATTATAGAACCTGCTCAAGTTTTATCAGGAGAACAAGAACCTGAAGATGAAGATGAATCAGATGAAGATGAAAAACTTGCACAACAGTTTATAAATGAGTTTGGAAGACGTGATAGTAACAATAATATTTTACTTCCTGAACCATTTGAAGGTGCTACAACATCTCAACTTGCTGAAGAGATGCGTGAATTAAATGACCAAGTACAAGATCAGGGATCTATGAACCCAGAGGAAGAAGAGGAGCAAGAAGAAGAACAAGAAGAAGAAGATCAAGAACAAGAAGAAGAAGATCAAGAACAAGAAGAAGAAGAGGAGCAAGAAGAAGAAGAGGAGCAAGAAGAAGAAGAAGAAGATCAAGAAGAAGAAGAAGATCAAGAAGAAGAAGAAGAGGAGCAAGAAGAAGATCAAGAAGAAGAAGATGAATCAGATGAAGATGAATCAGATGAAGATGAATCAGATGAAGATGAATCAGATGAAGATGAATCAGAAGATTCGTCTGAAGAAGGAATCGAAAATGCTTTATTAGAAGCTATGAACTTAAGCGATAGTGATAGCGAAGATTAATAAATATAAAAATTTTATATTCTTGTAAAAAGAATATAAAATTTTATTCATGAAGATCGATGAAATCTGAAATTGAATCACTTGTTAAAAATTCACACATATTTACGGCATTTTCCGATATATACTTTTCAATTTCAAGATATGCATTAACTGATTTTCGGATAATATCAGATTTTTTTACATCTTCTTCGCACTCCTTTTCATTAGTTTTTATTTCATTTTCAATATAAGAATTAAGCCTTGTAAGCATATTCTTTAGTGAACCATCCGAAGATAGACGAAAATCTTCTAAGATTGGTCTTATTTCAGATGGTTTCCAATTATTCGGAATTAATGTTTTATCATTAATTGTTATTTCGTCTTCAAGATTTACAGATATATAGTACTTCATATTGAGTTTGATGATTTTTCAAATATAAAGCAACAGAAATTATCAAAAGTTATATTTTTTTCATCAATTTCATTTAAAAATTCATTTTTAAAAATTTCAAATAGATTTTGAAGATGTTTTTCATGTTTATTATACCATAATTCAAACGTATAATCATTCTTTTCATTGAGATTATAATTCGTGACAATATGTGATGCATTCATGATTTATAATTTTGTATAAATTATAAATTACAATTCATTTTTTATTCTAATTCTTTTAATTCATCTTCTAACTCTCTATCTAAGTCGTCTTCATTTAATATATTTTCTCCTGTGCCATGACCATCATCTGAATCTACTTTTATCTGCGATGTATTTTGTTGAATAGATTTTTCTTGATATTTAATTACAGACTCATGAGATTTGGCAACAGGTTCAGGTTGTTTGACGACAGGTTCAGGTAGTTTGACAACAGGTTCAGGTTGTTTGACGACAGGTTCAGGTTGTTTGACAACAGGTTCAGGTTGTTTGACAACAGGTTCAGGTAGTTTGGATACAGGTTCAGGATTCTCATTTAATATATTATCTGATAAGCTTTGATGATTTTGCATTTGTAGTTCTCTCTGTCTTCTCATCATTTGTTCTCTTTGTATCATTTCTCGTTGTCTTATCATTTGTTCCTGTTGCAATAATTTTTCTTCATTATTTCTTTTAGATTCTTCAAAAGTAACAGATTTTGCTTCTTTTAGTTTTTTAACATCTGCTAAAAGAATTTGAATGGTTTCTTCATGTTCTTCAATTCTGTGAGTTAATTCTTGTATATGTCTATACAATTTTGTATTTTTTGAAGTAAAGTAGAATATTAAACATATGAAAATTACAACTTCGCATATTATATGGATCATTTGGTGATTTAATTTTGCCATTATTTAATAATATTAGATTAATGTTTAAATTTATAATTAGAATAATGCTGAAAAATTCCAATTAAGTTCTTCAAATAATTCTTTGCAAATATCATCATGATATGATTGTCGATCCATTGTTTTTAGAATATTGAAATCAGATCGTCTACATTTATATTTATGTCTTGTTAATAACTGATATAATACATACTGGGTGTTGATAAAATTTTTTCTTTCTGTTCCAATTTTTTGAAAAAACTTAGGGTCTTTTTTACATTTTTCATCATATAAATTTGCTAATGTATCAAAATCTTCTAATAATTTAGGTTCTAATAGAGATATATTTGGAGCTTTTTTACCAGTTATTTTACAATATATTAAAACGGTGTCTTCATAATGTTTTGTGTTGTCAGTTTCCTTAAGAAATAAGTAAATATGATCTTTTGTAATATTTTGAAATCGAACTTTTTTATCTTTGCTATCTACTAATAGACTGTGTAATTCAAACTGTTCGATAAGACTATTGTATATTTTATCACTTATCGTTGAATTTTGTTTACCTTGAAATTGATTTATACAATCTCTAAAATGTATTTTACGATCATAGGTGTATTTTTGCGATATATTAACTCTTTCATTATCTTTATAAGATGATTGGTTATCTACAAATGATATTACTGTACCGCATTCTATACATATATAACTATTATCTGTAATGTCAAAATTTTTGCTATTGTTACAATTTTTACATTTAATTTTTTGAGATTTTTTTTGTGGAAGTTTAATATCTATATTAGGATTATAAGTTAATGCTATATTTATATACTTAGAAATGATGCTATTTTTAACATCATTGTCAAGATTTGTTTTTCCAATAAAACTAACTTTGAATGATTTCTTAATTTCATCATGATATTGATTTAAAATTTCTGCAGTTTCCATTGTATAATAATTTTCAGATTTATTCGTTTCTATATCGTTTATATAATTTTGTAAATTTTTTATTTTGATATTTAAATCGTTTTTAATCTTATTTGATAAATTAACATTTTCATGAGTTTTTTTTAAATAATTCAGTTCATTAATATATAATTGTAAATTCTTCTTATTGTCGTTAAAAATCTGTAAAATATCAGAATGTATTGATAATATATCTATATCATTCATTTTATTGCAAATAATTTGTATTTAAATAACAACTTTTTTTATAAAAAAAATAAAATATTGATATTATATAAAATAAAACATGGTAAACAATGGACATCATAAATCTGCTGCCTCTCAATCGGCAACACAATTCGTTGATATCGCTACAATTATGGGAAGTGCATACGCACCATTCCTTACAGAGTGTGGTGAAAATTCACGCGCGTTTTTCGCACGTGTATACCAAAAAGCATGCTCGTTTTCGCAACAGCCAGTTAGATTAACTATGGTCTCCGGATCGAATGGATGGGGAAATCAACTTAAATTTAAAGTACCCCGCACTGCTGATTACTTAAATGGATTACATTTAAGAGTATCTCTTGGATCTGCTGACGCAAGTGCAGTATCTGTAATGAATGTTGGACATCAGTTAGTCGCTGAATCTAATCTTATGTTTAACGAAATGATTGCACAGACTTTAGACAGTGCCGTCTTAAATTTAACCCAGGCTCATCACGTTCCTAACTCGCAGAAGAGAAATTACTTCAACATGATCACCGGTATGCACGCTGCCAACCCAGCTACTGTATCAACTAGTCATTCGGCCGATGTTGCCAACCAAGGTGATGCTCAAGACGGAGCTAACTCAAATGCTTGCGAAAGAGCCAGAGAAATTATCCAACCTCTTCCATACTGGTTCTGCCAGCAAGGAAATTCGGGAGCTGCATTACCAGTTGCCGCAATTCCTTACAACGAAGTTGTTGTCGAATTACAACTCGCAGCTATTGAAGACTTATTTGTAAATCAGCCTGCACAAAACCCATCGTTAAGTGTTGAATTATGGGCCAACTCGATCATTGTATCGAACGAAGAACGCGCTGCCATGGCATGCAATCCTCGTGACGTATTAATGAGACAGTTTGAACATCAGACCGCATCGCGTGCCGCAAACTCGAATGTCAACTTAGTAAATCTTGACCTTCGTTTCAACGGAGCTGTATTAGCTTTATACGCTGGTGCTCACGGTAACAGAGCTGATGCATCTGGAAACTTAACGGTTACAGCTGCTGATCCTACGGTATACTGTGATGCTTCGGGAACTTCGCTCGTAAGAAGTCTCGGTGTTACGTACGACAACACAGCTCGTGTCGGAACCATGCCATACACACACTTCCAATATGTCCAGCCATACTTCCACGCAGTAGGATCTGGATACTCGGGTGTAAGAGATGAAGGTTTATTAATGTACTCGTTTGCATTAGATGTCAACTCGTTTGACCACACAGGTTACGTTGACATGGGAAAACTTTCGAAAGCCACTGTCGAAGTTGGACTTGCCGCAAACCAAGGTCTTGCAGGATCTGACCCCAATGCCACATTAGCAAACAATGACGTAACTGTTGATGTTGTCGCTGAAAAACTCAACATTGGACGTTTCAGCGGAGGTGCATTTGGAATGCCAGTTCTCTAAATTTCTTATATTTTATATTTTTTAAAAAAAATATAAAATGTTGTTATTATATAAAATAAATCATGGTAAACAATTCAAATCAATATAATGCTACCAATTCAAGTGCAGCAGCAATGTTTATTGATGCTGCTACAATAGCAGGAAGTGCATACGCACCATTTCTTACTCATTGTGGTAAAGATGCTCGTGCATTATTCTCACGTGTTTATGAAAGAGCATGTGCATTCTCTCAAATTCCTCTTATCTTAAACTCAAACACTACAGCTCAATTCGGTTCAAATAATGTTAATTTCGATTTCCCAAAAAATGCTGATTATGTAAATGGATTATATCTTAGATTTCTTATTACAAATTCTGATCCATCAGCTAATGCTTCCTTAAATTTTTTAAGAACGGTAAATTTTGGACATCAACTTATTCAAAAATGCTCGATGAAATTTGGAGGACGTGATGTAGTATCTTTAAATAACCATATATTAAATTTAATGCAGGTATACCACGTTCCTAACTCGCAAAAAAGAAATTACTACAATATGATTAACGGAAATCATGCAAGAAATCCATCGATGTTACCAAGTGGTAGTGCATATTACGATTCGGTTTCAAGTCTTGATTGCGCTCAAGGTAATAATAACGAGTTTGAAGTTATAGTTCCTTTACCATTTTGGTTTTGCCAACAAAGTAATAACGGAGCTGCCTTACCTATCGCAGCTATTCCTTACAATGAATTACAACTTTCATTAGATATTGCTGATCTTAATAAAGTATTTAGTGGACCTGACAGAAATCAAGTTTCATTTAAAATTTCAAAAGTGGAAGCAATCGCAAACTCAATTGTTGTATCGAATGAAGAACGTGCTGCCATGGCTTGCACACCACGTGATGTATTAATGAGACAGTACGATCATGTTCAAGTACCAGTTTCGGCAACAGAAGCAAAAAATACTGTAAAACATACACTTAGCCCAAGTAAACCTGTACAAGCAATATACTTTGGAGCTCATGGTTCGCCCAGTTTACAACAAGATTTGAGTAACGTTCAAATTGATTTAAGTGACAATGCAGTGATGGGAGATCCTTCTGTCTACTGTGATTTAAGTGGAACATCTCTTGTAAGAGCAGCTTCATTTAACTATGATAATAAAGCTCGTGTCGGAAGACAATCATACCAATATTACCAAAATGTTCAACCACTTTTCCACTCGGTAGGATCTGGATATTCAGGAATCAGAGATGAAGGTAAATTAATGTATTCTTTTGCATTAGATGTCAATTCATTTGATCATACTGGATATGTTGACATGGGAAAACTCAGTTCTGTATCTGTAGATATTGATCTTGCAGAACAAACAGGTCTCGCGAAGAATGGACCAGTCAATCAAACAACTGTAGGTAAATTCCAAACGTGCCAGCTTGAATTTGTCTTAGAAGAACTCTCAATTGGACGTTTCAGCGGCGGAGCATTTGGAACACCAATTCTCTAAATTTTTTATTTTCTATTTAAATGAAATATAAAATAAAATATTGTTATTATATAAAATATGAATACAAATAATAACTATAATTGTAAAGAATCAATACCTGAAACAATGTATGTTGATGAGGCAACAATATTGGGTAGTTCATATGCACCTTTTCTTACTTTTTGTGGAGAAAATTCACGTGCTTTTTTTAAGCGCGTTTATGAAAAGGCATGTCTATTTTCTCAACAACCAATTCTCATAAATTCTGTTTCTGGGAAATCTGGATGGAACACAGATGATATAATATTTAAGATACCAAAAAATGTTGATTACTTAAATGGTTTATACTTTAAATTTAAACTTTCACCGATTATTGATTTTATTGATGTTGAAAGATATTTTCAAACTATGAATTGTGGTCATCAAATTATAAGAGAATGCAGAATTAAGTTTAATGATATGACAGTAGATAAATTAAATAATCATATATTAAATTTGACACAAAGTTTTACAGTTCCTAATTCTCAAAAAAATAATTACTATAGTATGATATCAGGACATAATGTTGGAGATTTTAGCCAAGTTGATCAAAATTCACCTTCTTTTATTAATTCTCCATACTTAAGTCAAATAACCAACAATGGAAAAAATTCACAATTTGGAAAAGAATTAGTTAGATATGATCGAGAAATAATACAACCAATTCCATTTTGGTTTTGCCAACAGCAAAATTCGGAGGCAGCGTTGCCAGTAGCTGCAGTTCCTTATAATAATATAACAATTGAGTTAGATACAAATGAAGAAAATAAAGTTTTTAGTGGATTAGATTCATTTAAACATTTAACAAATATAGAAATAGAATTATGGGCTAACTGTATAACAGTCTCTAATGAAGAAAGATCATCAATGGCTTGTTCAGATCGTGATGTTTTGATAAGACAGCACGACCATCAAAGAATATATACAACATCTGAAAAATGTGCAGCTAATACTGTTATATCTCGTAAATTAAATTTTAAAGGAGCTGTGGAATCATTATATTTTGGATGTCACGGTAATTACAAATACATAGATGATGGTAATTATAATTTAGATAATGGATTAGTTGCAACTATTCAAGATGAATCTATCTATTGTGATGTAAGTGGTACATCTCTTGTAAGATATGCTAATATAAAATATGAAAATAATGAATCAAGAACCGGAACTAATTCATATCAATATTACCAAAATGTTCAACCATTTTTTCATGCGAAAAATTCTGGATATTCAGGAATTAGAGATGAAGGTAAATTAATGTATTCATTTGCATTAGATGTTAATTCGTTTGATCATACTGGATATCTTGATTTTAGCAAACTTGGAATTACTACTCTTGAATTATGGTTAGCTTCAAAAACAGGTCTTTCAAATAGTTCTAATACTAATTTAACTACATGCACTGAAGATTCTTTTTTTGCTGCTGAAATTATACCAGAACCTTCATATGCTACTGTTGAAGTAGTCGCAACATTATTGAATGTTGGTAGATTTAGCTCTGGGGCATTTGGATTCCCTATCATGTAATCAAAAAAATGAATTTTTAAAGATCGTAATATTGAATTATCAAATGTCTACATATAACAACAATACGTTTTATAAAGTTACTAAGATTACGCCTTATCACAAAATCTCGAATCGTGATAGTAAGATTTTTGACAAAGCATATTCTCAAGCTCTGCATAATAGCAATTTTCCAACTATTAGAATTGGAGCTTGTATTTCCAGTATAAAAGGGACTAACGACTGGTTGTAATAGCCGGTCAACCCGATATGGAAAAGTTAATTACTGGAGTATTCATGCAGAAATGGATGTATTATATAAGTACATAAAAAAAGAGATGAAGATTAATAGTTTAAAATCAAGACCTCCAAAAAAGAAGAAGAATGCCACTATATATATTGCTCGTGTTATGAACGATCCAGAAAACATACCCAGTAATCAGACATGCTGGTTAGGTAATTGTATGCCATGTGATAATTGTAAAAAAAATCTTGCAAGATTTGGTATCAAGAAAATAAAATATACTGACATAATAGATGGTAACAACGTAGTATGTGAAATGTGCCTTGCTTAATAAAATATATTATTTTACAATAATATATTTTATATTTATGATTCAAAAGAAAATTCTAATTTTTCAAGTTGTTGATAATCAAAAAAATCAATATGAAAGTTTGGTATTTTTTCTAAATTTCTTTTAAATCTGGCTATTGCTTCTATATTTATAGATCTGCCATTTCCTGTATTTTTATATATGTATAAACCAGACCATAGTAATAACTCTTCCGCTTTTTTGTCTTCACTAATTATTTTAGAACCCCGATAACTCATTATCCAAACTCCTAATGATGTTATAACATAACTTTGATTTAGATCAGGATTTTTAAAAATTTGAACAATATCCTGATAACTTGGATAAAATTTTTCATGATATGGATGAGTATGCCATATTATAGGAAATATATATTTTTTTCCATATTTAAGATGATCTGTATATCCATTTACGCTACAATAATTAACGTCAGAATGGTTAACACTTATCCAATGAGTTCCATCTGGTCGAAAATATCCGCATGATTCTTTTTCATCTTGGTCTACAATTTCACGTTTTATTTCTAATATAGATTTTTTTATATTTTGACTCAACATTTATTATAAATAAATATATTTTAAAAGTTAAAATATATTTATTTATATAATGGAATGTGAGAAAGAAGAAGGTAATATTGAATATAAAAGGTCAATTGTAGATAAAGATGATAAAAGACTTGAAAATCTATCAACTCAGATGAAATTTAGAGTAAATGAAGGAAATGGAGAAGCTTTTTATTACATTGGAGTAGAAGATGATGGAAAATTTACAGGTATATCTATAGATGAGTATAATAAAACCCATGAAAATTTAAAAAAGATTGCCGATAAAAATAATTTTACTTTAAAATTGATCTCATCAAAAAATACAGAAAAAGATAAAAAAATTTATGAATTTCTTGTTAGAGAAATCAATACAAACAAATATACTGAGGTTAAAATTGGAGTAGCTGGAAATGTTGATAGTGGAAAAAGTAGCTTATTAGGTGTTTTATCTAATGGAGTGTTAGATAATGGAAGAGGTTCTGCAAGATTATCTGTTTTTAATCATAAACATGAAATAGATTCAGGTAGAACAAGTAGCATTGCACAACATATCTTAGGATTTGATGCATGGGGTAAGATTATAAACTACAAAGGAAATTCAACTAACAATAGTATATCATGGCCAGATATTGTATCAAAAAGCAAAAAAATTATTTCATTCTATGATTTAGCAGGTCACGAAAAATATCTTAAAACTACGATTTTCGGATTAACTTCTACAATGCCTGATTATTGTTTTATATTAGTAGGTGCTAATATGGGTGTATCTCGTATGACAAGAGAACATATATTTTTATGTTTATCTTTGAATATACCATTTTCAATTATTGTCACTAAAACAGATATTTGTAAAACTCGTAAAAATATCTTAGATACAACAATGTCTCAAATTAAAAAAATTTTGAAACTACCTTCTTTACGTAAAGTTTCTTATATAGTAAAAAATAAAGAAGATAGTATAACTGCTGCAAAAAATTTCAAAGTAGAAAATATAGTCCCTATATTCAAGATATCTAATGTAACTGGTGATAATATTGATATTCTGCGTAATTTTTTAAATTTATTGCAACCTCGCAATGTAAAAAAAGAAGAGACCGATACACAAATGAATATAGATAGTATATTTAGCGTAACTGGAGTAGGAACTGTAGTAGGCGGTGATTTAGTATCAGGAAAAGTTTATGTAAACGATAAATTATATTTAGGTCCTAATAGTAATGGTCAATTTATAGAAGCGCAAGTAAAAAGTATACATATTAAAAGAACAGCTGTATTATCTGCATCTTCTGGTACTTATATTTGCTTAGCATTACGTAAAATAAATAGAAAATTAATTAGAAAAGGTCAAGTTTTATTATCAAATAAAGAAAAATGCGTAGCAACTAATGAATTTGAGGCAAAAATTAATGTAATTAGATCTAATTCAACAACAATTCGTAATGGATATCAACCTGTAATTCATACATCTAATATTAGACAAACTACGCAAATTTTAACTATAAAAGATTGTGAAACTGGAAATGAAAAAATGTTAACTACTGGAGATAGCGCAGTAGTAACATTTAAATTTTGCTACCGTCCAGAGTATATTGTAAGTGGGAATCAAATCATATTTTGTGAAGGGAGAATTAAAGCAGTTGGTACCATATTATAATTTATTTTTTTATAATAAAAAAAATAAATTATTAATTTACTTTTTACGCTGTAAGAATAAAATCACACAAATAAGTAAAATTAATATAAAAAATATTATGAAAAATGGTTTTTTGCATTTATTTGATGATTTATCTTTATTATATGATAGAGTATAGTTTTCCATATATTTAGAATGACCCTTCTCATGTCGGTAGTCACACTCTCTTTTGTCGTCATTATTTCCAATAGTAGTTTTAATGTTGAGATAATTCTGGAAAAAAAGAGGAGCTCTATAGTCATAACCTTTATGTATTTTTATTAGGATATGATCACCTGCATATTGTTTAGGTGTTAATGGAAACATCTGATTTAAATATTGAGTAGCACCTTCTTGTGTTATCGCATATGCATTGCGACAACGAGATTTTATTGGATATTTTAAGTTTGGATATTGTTCAACTGATTTTTGATCTAAACATTTAGTCCAACAAGGACCTAAATTAATCAAGTTCCATATTTTTAAAGGTAATATATCTTGTAAAATGCGATTAATTTTAATAGATTCTTCATGAGTTGGTATTTTATTATCATCTTCAAAAATAATACAATACGGTTCTTGTGATTTTTTAAATTCTAAAAGTGCGTTTTTATGACTGAGATTACATGCAATTCTACCTCTATGTTTATTAAAATCATAGTTTGCAGTAATATGTTCTGATTCAATTAACGAATGTCTGTCGAGACTATCTTTTAAAACAATATCTGTATAAATAGGTGTTAAACCAAGAGCATTAAAAAACAGTTCTGTATTTTCTTTTCTATTCGGTAAGCAAATACAATAAACCGGGCATGTTATGTTATACATTTTAATATAACAAAATATATTTATTTCTTCCTAAAAATTAATAATTTTATTATAATTATAAGTAAAAATAGTAATAATATACCAAAATAAATATATTTTTGATATTTTTTCTCAAATATTAAATGAGAAGTACATTCAACTGTTACATCTTCGTTACCTAATGTAGTGTAATGTTCAAGTCTATTTTGTTTAAATAATCGAGGTCTGTAATCAAAAGATTTAGATATTTTTCTCATTGTAAGATCACTTGCAAGATTTTGTCTGGTTAAAGGAAACATAACATTTATATATTCCGTTGCTCCTTCTTGAGTAATTGCGTATGCATTTGCACATACAGAATTCATTGGATACTTGAGATTTTTATGCTCAC